AGGCTTTTGCACAGGGTGGTATTTTTGGAGCTATATCTGGTGCTGCAATAATAGCTGCTGGTTTAATGAATGTTAAAAAAATAGTTGCAACTAAAACCCCAAAGCCACCAGCTGGATTAAGAGGAGGTTCTTCTCCAAGTATACCTACACCAAGCATACCAGCGCCAACAACACCTAACATTCCAGAATTTGATATATTAGGTACAAGTGGAACAAATCAAATAGCATCAGCATTAGGCGAGCAACCACCAGTACAAGCATTTGTTGTTGCACAAGATGTAACAACCTCGCAAAGTTTACAAAATAATATTATACAAGGTGCATCACTAGGATAATATAACAAAAACCAAAAATTATTGTTTATAAAAAAAGAACTATGGAAATAATAGAGTTAGTAATTGATGAAAATGAGGAGTTTTCTGGCATAGAAGCCATATCAGTTGTAGAATCACCAGCAATAGAGGAAGATTTTATTGCATTAAAAGACCAAGAGCAAATAAGACTTGCAGAAGTAAGTAAAGAAAAACGCTTATTAATGGGAGCTGCATTAATACCAGAGAAACCTATATATAGAAAATCTGGAGACCACGAGTTTTACATTTATTTTTCTAAAGATACAGTAGCTAAAGCATCACAAATGTTTTTAAAAGCTGGAAATCAAGGACAAGCAACAATGGAACATACAGAGGAAAAACTATCTGGAATGACAATAGTAGAGTCTTGGTTAGTAGAAGATGAGGTACACGATAAAAGTAGAAAATATGGATTAGATATGCCTTTAGGTACTTGGATGGTAGCAATGAAAGTAGACAATGATGATATATGGAACAATTATGTCAAAGAAGGTAAAGTAAAAGGCTTTTCAATAGAAGGCTACTTTGCGGATAAACTAAACAGACCACAAGATAAACAACAAGACCAATTAAGTGAAGATGATAAACTACTAAACGAAATAATAGATGTACTCAAGGAATCAAACACCAACCAAAAGTAGAACTAGTCCAAAAGGTGGTAGGAGAGGTTGTCTTTGTAAAGATGGCACTTACAACTCTAAATGTTGCAACGGAGATTTACAGAATCAAGGAATAGGTAACACTACTGGGCAAAATAGTTGAATTTACAACAACAAATAACTAATGTTGTTTATTAAAAAAGTAAATACTTAAAATAAATTAATATGAACTCAAAAGAAACTTTAAACAAAGTTAAAACTTTGCTTGGTTTGGAAGTTCAGTTAGAGGAGAGAAAGTTGGAAAACGGAACTCGCTTTGAAGCTGATTCTTTCGAAAAAGGTAAAGAAATCTTTATTGTAACAGATGAAGATGAAAGAATTGCTGTACCACAGGGGGAATATCTTTTAGATGATGGCTTTATGGTTATTATTGAAGAAGATGGAATTATCTCTGAAGTAAAAGAAGCAGTAGAAGAAGAAGTAGAAGAAGTTGTAGAAGCACCAGTTGTGGAAGAAGTTGAAGCTGCTGAAGAAGCTGATGTCGAAGACTGGAAAGGTATGGAAATCAGAATTAAAAATCTTGAAGATGCTATCGCTGATTTAAAATCACGATTTAGCGAAAAAGATGATTATAGTTCTGAAGAAACTGAAGTAGAATTATCTGCTGATGTAAAACCAATTAAACACAATCCAGAGTCTAAAGGTGAAGTAGAGATGAACCTTTACGCTCAAAACAAACCAATGAGTACTCAAGATAGAGTATTTGCTAAATTATTTAAAAACTAAAAATCAAAAACCAAAATTATGTCAAATAAAATAGACCTAGCAACAACTGTAAATATTACTAGCACTTATGCTGGTGAATTCGCAGGAAAGTACATTTCTGCAGCTTTATTAAGTGCAAGTACAATCGAAGACGGTGGTGTAGAAGTTATGCCAAACGTAAAATTTAAATCAGTTATCCAAAGAATTGAAACTGGTAGTTTAATCGCAGATGGAACTTGTGATTTTTCTGCTTCTTCAAACGTGAATTTAACTGAAGTAGTTATCCAACCAGAAGAATTCCAAGTAAACCTACAATTATGTAAGTCTGACTTTATCAACACTTGGGAGTCAATTCAAATGGGGTATAGCGCATTTAATCCAAACGGATTACCATCATCATTCGCTGATTATTTAGTTGGACACGTAGCATCTAAAGTTGCTGCTGCAAACGAAACTAATATCTGGACTGGAAATTTAGGTGGAGCTCAAGCTGGAGAATACAACGGACTTGAAACTCTTGCTGCTGCTGATGCAACAGTAATTGATGTTGCTGCTGCTGGTGGTGGATTAACTGCTACAAACATTATTGATGAAATGCAAAAAGTTGTAGATGCAATACCAAATGCACTTTACGGAAAAGAAGATTTAAAGTTATACGTATCTAACAAAGCTGCAAAATTATACATTAGAGCTTTAGGTGGATTTACTGCTACTATTGGAGCTGCTGGTTCTGACAGCAAAGGAACACAATGGTATAACAACGGAAGTTTATCTTTCGGAGGTATTCCAATCTTTGTAGGTAGAGGAATGTCAGATGATGTTATGATGGCTGCACAATCAAGTAACCTTTTCTTTGCGACTGGTCTTTTAAACGACTACAACGAAGTACGTGTGATTGATATGACTCCACTTGATGGAAGTCAGAATGTACGTCTTGTAATGAGATTTACGGCTGCGGCTGCTATTGGAGTAGGTGCTGATGTAGTTTACTACGCATAATAATTACTAACTATATTATATGGGGGATTAATTTCCCCCTATAATAACCAAAACTATAAACATATGTCATGTGATATTACTTTAGGGCGTTTAGAACCCTGTAAAAAAGATGTTGGTGGTTTAGTAGCTATTTATTTTATTAATTATACTGCTGGTCTTTTGACTGGCTCTGGTGCTGCAACATTTGGCACAGATGATTTAATAACTGGATTTGCTTCTGCACTAACATTATATAAGTACGATTTAAGAGGTACAAATTCTTTTGATGAAACAAACGAAAATTCAAGAGAAAATGGAACTTCTGTTTTTACTCAAACTGGAACTATTCAGTTAAAGAAACAAGATGCTGCAACAAGAAAAGAAATGAAACTATTAGGATATGGGAGACCACAAGTAATAATTCAATCTTATGATACAGGTGCTGGAGCTGGAGATTTGCCAATTTATAAATACCAGTTAGCTGGAATAGAAAATGGGTGTGAAGTTGCTGCAAGTTCAGTATCTGGAGCTGCTATGGCAGACTTTACCGGATATAACCTTGTATTTACTGGAATGGAAAGAGAGTCAGCTTATTTTGTAGACCCAACAATTATTGGAGATACAACAAATACAACTGTTGTTGTAGGAAGTTAAACATAAATTACTTATTAAATTAAAGGCATTGCTTCGGTTTTGCCTTTTTTTATATAACAAAATTTGACTTTTCTTGTTTATTAAAAAAGCAATATGATAATACTAACAACAAGTGCTAGTGCACAACAGTTAAAGTTTATACCTAGAGAGTATACAGCTAATAGTATTAAAATTACAGACCAAGACACAAATAAACCTGTAACATATAGCGGATTAACATTTGCAACAAGCTCTTATTATTTACAAGGCAATGTAACTTTTAATCCAATATTAATTGAAGGTAGATTTTATACACTAGAAGTTTATAACGGAACAAGTGTGATTTATAGAGATATGATATTTTGCACTGACCAGACTATTAGCACTTATAGTATTAATAATAGTGTTTATACAGAACATGCAACAACTAACGAATACGTAGTAATATGAGCGAATTTTTTGTAACTAAATTAGCAGCCTACACAGCTCCAGAAGTTGTAGAGTTAAAAAATAAAGATTGGGTACAATACGGAGTAGATAATAACTACTTTAATTACATAATTGATGTAAACAATAACTCTACCACAAACAGAGCTATTTGTATTGGTGTTTCTAATATGATTTATGGCAAAGGTTTAGCGGCACACGATGGAGATAAAAGACCAGAGCAATATGCTCAAATGATGTCATTATTTAAAAAGCAAGATTTACGCAGATTTATAAATGATTATAAAGTTTTAGGAATGGCTGCATTTCAGTTAGTTTATCAAAATGGTAAAGTAAAAGAAGTACATCATTTTCCTATGGAAACATTAAGAGCAGAAAAATGTAATGATGATGGGGAAATAGAAGCGTGGTATTATTCAAATCATTGGGATAATTTAAAACCTAGTGAAAAACCAGAAAGAATACCAGCATTTGGGTTTGGTAAAGCAAATGGAGTAGAAATGTACGTTTTAAAGCCATACGAAGCTGGTAAGTACTATTATAGTAGTCCAGATTGGTCTTCTGCGATGCCTTACGCTGTGTTAGAGGACGAAATAGGAGATTACCTTATAAATGATTGTATAAATGGTTTTAGTGGCACTAAAGTGGTTAATTTTAACAATGGAGTACCAGACCCAGAAAAAATGCAATCAATTAAATCTGATGTATTAAATAAACTAACAGGAAGCAGAGGAGAAAAAGTAATCGTTGCTTTTAATAATAATTCCGAATCCAAAACCACAATAGATGACATTCCTTTAAACGATGCACCTAGACACTATGAGTATTTAGCTGATGAGTGCTTTAGAAAACTAATCGTTGGTCATAGGGTTACATCTCCAATGCTTCTTGGTATTCGTGAAGGTAANGATGGNCTTGGAAACAATGCAGAAGAAATTAAGAACGCTACACAACTATTTGATAATATAGTTATACAATGCTTTCAAGACCAAGTAATAGAGTGTNTNGATGCAATACTATCAGTTAATGATGTTGCATTAGACTTATACTTTAAAACTCTTAAACCTCTTGACTTTAGCGATATTGATATTGTTAATGAAGAAATTATTGAAGAAGAAACTGGTTATGAAATGAGCCTTAAAAANATTGATGGTAANGAAGCATATAAAACCATAGAAGAAGCAGAAGCAAAAGCATTAGAGCAAGGTTGTNAAGGTTATCACGAACACGAAGTAGAAGGAGTTGTTTATTATATGCCTTGTGAATCACACACAGAACTTAAAGCACCTTGTTGGGATGGCTACGAGCAAATTGGTTTTAAAAATAAAAATGGAAAAAAAGTACCAAATTGTGTTCCGTTGTCAATGGAGTTAAATAAAGACCTAGAGGATTTTATAAATTTAGGAGAAGATATAGATGAGGATGTATGGGAAGCAATTGATGAGCAAGATGTTAATTANGAAAATGANGATAAATTAATTGAAGTAGTAAATGAACTTAATCTNCAAAGTGAAGAAAAATTATCTATTTTAGGTAAAATTTGGAAATTTGTAAGTACAGGTGTTGCAAGACCTAACTCAAAAAGTGCACAAGATAAAATAGTAGATATTAATGGAGTAGAAAATTACTTTAAAGTAAGGTATAAATATTCCCCAGCAAGTACTGGAGATAACCCTAGAGATTTTTGCGTTGCAATGACTAGAACAAAAAAACTTTACAGAAAAGAAGATATAATTGCAATGGATAAAAAAGCTGTAAACCCAGGATGGGGTCCAAGAGGTGCAGCTACATATTCTATTTGGTTATATAAAGGAGGAGGTAATTGTCATCATTCTTGGAAAAGAGTAACTTACAGAAGTAAAAAAGCAAAAATAGATGTTAAAACTTCTCAAGATATAATAGGAACAAGACAAGCTGCTATTTTAGGATATAAAGTAACAAATCCTTTTCAAGTTTCAGTACAACCAAGAAACCTCCCAAACAAAGGGTTTTTACCAGGCAACCCACAAGGAAAATAAGATATGGCAAAAGCATTATTTATAACAACTAAAGATATTAAAAGGTATTCTGTACTTTCTGGCAATGTTGACCCAGACAAGTTTATCTATATGGTAGAGATTGCACAAGATACAGAGGTGCAAAATTATTTAGGAACTAAACTTTTAGAAAAGATACAAGCTTTAATCATAGCTGGAACTAT